TCCCGCTCGGCACTGTTCTATAAGTTTGCAGACGCCGCCGACGTTGCCGCCTCCACTTTCACTTTCACCCTCGGCACAACGGGGCGCAACCGCGGGGAGATGGCGGCTTGGCTTGGCGTTGATACCTCCAGTCCGATCAATGCGGCAAATCAACAGATCAACTCGGCGGGAACTTCGATTGCCGTCCCGACGCCGACGGTCACGGATGGATGCCGAGTTCTGGTCTTCGGTAGTAACGCTTTGGGCGGTGTGGCAACCGCGTGTTCCGGGACCGATCCCGCCTGCACGATTACTTTAGGTTATGCGGTCGCCTATTCTTCTTATTGTGCGTTGGCCTGTTTCAGCGGAACGAAATCGGGCACAGATGCCATCGACACCCACTCTCTGAGCACATTCACGTCTGCCGTTAGTAGCGGACACGCGGTGGCCTTGACACCCGCGGTTCCTCCGGAAGAACATTCGGGATCTGCGGCCATTTCCGGCCTTGGGCACACAGCGTCAGCGGTTCAGAAGAACGGGAAGGGTTCCGCCCTAACCTCCGGGGCGGGAACGCTTCTCGCTATCGGCGTCGTAGCGATGATGGGACTCGCCTCGCTCTCCGGTGGTCCGGGGCATCAAACGGCAAGCGCGTCAAGGGCCACCTCTGGCACAACGGCTATTTCCGGGAATGGGACAACAACCGCAACGGGCGTGAAATATATTGCCCCCGAAGAACATTCCGGCTCGGCGGCGATTTCGGGCGGCGGATCGCTTTTCGCATCGGGGACGAAGGCCACATCTAATGTCGCCGCTATCTCGGGCGCGGGGCACATCGGCGCATTGGGAGCAATGGGGGCGCAGTCAACCGCGTCTATCTCGGGCGCAGGGGCACTCTCGGGCACGGGCGCAAAGGTGGCTTCTGGCGTAGGGGCCATTTCTGGCAAAGGTACTCTTGCCGCTTCTGGGATAGCGGTTGAATTCCACTATGGCACTACTGCTATTTCAGGCAATGGCTCATTTGTGACCGTTGGCCTCAAGGCTGGGGCGGGGACCTCCGGACCCGTATCCGCAAACGGCTCACAGGTTGCGGCGGGAATAAAGGCTGGAGCCGCTACGTCGGCCATATCTGGTAACGGGTCACTCGCGGCAACCGGAGTGGCCAGCGAAGGCGGAACCGAGCCTCCCCATTTCGGGACAGCCTCGATCTCAGGCTCTGGGACAACTTCCGGCGTAGGTCAAAAGTCCGCATTGGGCACTACCGGGATATCCGGCAACGGATCATTGTCGGCATCGGGCATTGCGGAGGAAACCGGAGAACCAACTGGAACGGCATCTATCTCAGGCGGGGGTTCCCCTTCCTCTGTGGGGACAAAGGCAACATCGGCATGGGCCGGGATATCTGTTTGCGGACATCTTGAGGCGTCCGGCTCCAAGTGGGTTTACCAAAAGACTTCCGTCGATCCAAAGTTCTGGGCATCGAAAAATAGGCGGAAGAGGGATCGGGTTTATAGAACATCGTCCAAGAGGCCGGGTTGTAAACAAAAGGTTGGATGAGGAGACTTAAATGAGCATCGGATATTTTGTAGATTTAGCGGACGCTGAGGATTATTTCGATCTGGAACGCCTAGAGACCGAATGTTGGGATGACCTCCTGGAGTCAGGAACGATCCACCAGGAACAGAAGGCCATCCTTATGGCTTACAACCGCCTCTACTATGACCCGCGATGGGAATTGCCAACATATGCCGAAGCGACCGCGACTGAACTTATAACACTCCGTATTGCCAATGCCGAAATGGCCTATTATCTGGCTTGCCATCTGTCCGATGAGGATCGACGCAAGGGACTTCAAGCACAGGGGGTTATCAAGGCAGGGATAGTCAAGGAAGATTACTCCGAAAGTATGTTGATGGCATTGCCCGTCCCACCCGCTGTCATCGCACTTCTCGCGCCCTGGGCAGTTGAAGGACCGTATATCGGCACGGCAAACCTGGCCCGAGACGAAGAGGAGTCGGTGAAAACAAAGGTGAGCAATTTCTGAGGCATCGGCATGAAATTTACCGACCTTCAACGTATCTACGGGGCGGCCGGCCATGAGTTGCGGATGCTCCTGCTATCGATAGACCTTTCGACCTTCGATGGCGCGAAGGCTGAGGAGATCAAACGCAAGGCCAGGCGCATCGTGACCTATCTTAATGGCGTATCGGGACGCTGGACTCGGCAAACGACGAAGGAAGCCTATGCCAAGGCCGCTGAGAAGGCCAAGGCTCAACTTTGGAAGCTCGGACGGCGGATACCACGCGGGATTATGCCTGCACGATCAGGCCCACAGGTAGTCGAAGCAACCGCCGATACGGCACTCCTCAAGGCGACAGGTTCGATCATGCGAACAGTTGAGCAGTTCATCTCTGCCGCGCTCATGGGCACGGGTGCGACGAAGGGCATCATCGGGGCCGTGCAGGAATTCGATTATGAGGATGTTGCGGGATGGATTGAAAATCTTGCCGCAGATGCCGTTAAGAAACAATTATCAGCCAATGTTCTGAAAAAAGAAATCATGGATATTCTACGCGGATATACAACGAAAGAGAACTTCATCAAGATCATGGGCAAAGATGGCATAGAACGCATGTATAACCTCAGAAGTTACTCCGAAATGGTCGCCCAGACAACGCTCGCTCAAGCACAGACCCAGGCAACAATCGATCAATGCGCTCTGTATGAGAATGATCTAGTCCAGGTTTCATCTCATGGGACGGTCTGCGATATCTGCAAGGAATATGAAGGGAATATCTACTCATTGTCGGGAAACGATCCGGATTATCCGATGCTAGATGAGCCGTGTCCGTTTCACCCGAATTGTGCACATGGACTTGAGCCAACCACCGAAGCCAACATCCGATATAGGGAGCGTGAAGGATGATTTCAGCATATCTGGTCGATCACGTGACGGTTGTCAAGGCAAATGGGAATGACCAATGGGGTGAACCGAACCCGACGACGAATGTTGGCACTCGGGGCTATGTCGAATGGAAGACGAATCTTGTCCGCAATCTCGCAGGTGAAGAGATCGTCTCACCGATCCACGTCTATCTTCACATGCGGAAGACCGACAACGCCCTCGGGCGCGCACTCGTGCATGCGGACAGACTCATCGTCGATGGCAGGGAGCGATCCATCATTACCATCCACGAACCAAAGGCATTCTCGCATCCGCATTATGAAATATTTTTAGCGTGAGGATAGTATGGGAATGACCATCGACATGAGCGACTTCGAGAAGGGATTCAAGGCACTGGTGGATAAGGCCACTCCGGAAGTACTTGCGAAAGGTATATTTGCATCCGGGAATAGATTACTCCAAGATGCGAAAAATGAGGCACCCCAAGCACCATATCTACATGGACCTCTTCGGCGATCCGGCAAAGTCGAACCTCCCCAAACAACTAAAGACACTGTGGAAATAAAGGTGGGTTTTAATATCGCATATGCCGCACGTTGGCATGAAGCCGAAGCCGGAACAATGCACTTTATAGGTCGGAAACCAATTAATTGGACTCGTAAGGGAAGTGTGCAAAACCCGGGTCCGAAGTATCTCGAAAGCAAAATGTCTAGAAATTCCAAGAGATATTTAGACCTTATTGGAGAAAACCTGAAGGCACTACTCGGGGGATGACATGATGTTCCGTGAAATCGTAACGTTCATCGATAATCATACGCCGTTCAACCTGAGCGACGGTACACTCCAGGCCGGGCATCGCTTGGCCACCGCGCCGGACAGGTGTGTGCTCATCGCGGAGTCGGCCGGTGGAGCGACCGTTCCCGAGTTGCCCGACCGCGCCGACTTCCTCATCCAAGCCCTGAGCCGTGCAAAGACGTACTTCGAGGCTCGGGATGATGCATGGACGGTTTACAACGCACTCCACGGGACGGCCGGATGGAACATGCCGATCCTCTCCGGGAGCGGCGATGATTATATCGCATGGACGGTCGACGCGCTCGCCATCCCTCAATATATCGGCCAAGACGTTGACGGCCGCTTCGAGTTCTCAGTCAACTTTATTTTCAGAATGGCACAGGCGTCATGCGGGGCTGGGCCCAGCGGACCCTAAAGACGGCCTCCACAATGAGGACAAACTTTTTGAGATTCACGAAAATTACTATGATCCTTATGGTTCCCAAAAAGCACAAGGTTTTCTGGGCGATTGTCCGTTTTGTCTCTATTTTTATGATGCACAACTTCCGAAGATTTCAACAGACGACCAATCATCTTCTCCATGACCAGACGATGTTCTCGAACATAACCAAAAGAATTAGCACCAGGATGTCCCGGGGCAAGGACGTAAATATAACCCATTGAGGTTTTACGACCACCTTTCCAATTGGGATGTTTTGATCCGATATATCGACCCTTCATGGTTTGACTCTGTTTGCGATTTTGTGATTCGGGATGTTTTCGTCCAACTAAAAAATGGGGTTTGCCTTCATCCTTGAGTTTTTGAAGGCGCCGCAACATTGCGTCAGACATTTTCTTCCGAGATTCTACGGAAAGTTTTTTCCCCAGCATGGGACTTGGATGATCTTGCAGATAATCGAGGGTTGCGATCCTCATTTTTTCTCTAATTTTAGGCGTGCGTTCATATGGTTTATTCATGCCTAGATTATAACATATCTACATTGTATTTGCAATGCGAAACGTTCGCAACAAATAAATTTAAATTAGGAGGTTTTACATGTCCCTTCAGATAAAGGATATGGGGCCATGCGAAATTGTATGGGGCTATGGGGAGTCCGGAGCCATCACCCTTGGGCCGTTCCTGGGAGCGACGACCTATAAGGGCGAGACCAAGGTTACGGACATCCAGGAGGAAGGTTATGGTGAGGCCGCAGTCGATGCTATCACAACCGGAACGGTGGCGACGCTCGAACTTAAGATGACCCGTTCTACACTCGATCAACTCGACCAGGTATTTAACCCCGTCACCTCAGGGATTGTGACCGTATCAGGTGGTGAGTACATGATCATGAAGAACAACATCACCTGCGAAATGTATGCCGTGGCGAAAGCGGTTGTTATCAAGCCGATTTGCGACAACATAGCTTCGGTTGATCCGCTCGAATGGGTCGAAATCTACAAGGCGTTCCCTGTTCCCGGATGGGAATTGACATGGGATCGCTCAACTCAGCGCGTGTTCCCGGTTACATTCAAAGTGTTCGTGTCTCAGGAAAGCGGTCAGGAAGGCGAGTTCGGCACGATCGGTATGGATCCTTCGTCTCCTACTATGTAAGGCGGTATCGTGACTACTGTTCTTGAAATCGATACTACGAAAAGCCTCTACAAGTCGACAGAGATTGTAATCGACGGCAAGCCGTTCCGCGTCAAGACGATCACGCTGGGGGCGCTGGAGGAAATCCAGCGCCTTCAGGCGGATGCCCAGGCGGGGTCTGCGGCGGCCATCCGTCAGATGATCGAATCGGTCCTTGAAGGGCCGACTGAACTCCTGCTGAAACTCACCATCGAACAGGTCGCCAAAGTCATTGAGGCGGCTGTCGGGAAGGCCATCACGCCGGAGGCGAAGGAAAAAAACGGGCGCAGGCCCGGGCGCAAGAAATCGCTTTAATTGCCGGAGAGTTTCCGGGCCTGTTCAGGTTCGCCGATTTCCTTGA